TATTGGCCAAACAATCATAATAGAATAATTAAAGAACTTATTCATATTTCAAAATACACAGATGTTTATTGGATAAGTGGTAATCACGATGAGTTTTTGAGAACAATTCCAAATATTAATGTAGGTAATATTGAAACACATAATAGATTGTCTCATATTGGAGTTGACGGTAAAAAATATCTTGTAGTACATGGAGATATGTTTGACTATTTAATGAAAACAAGATTTGGTAAAACAGTGATGCATCTTGGCGACTGGGGTTACGATACATTAATCAGCATTAATTATGTAATAAATAAAATAAGAAACTTATTTGGATATGAACCTTGGTCTTTAGCAAAATACCTTAAAAGAAAAGCTAAGTTAGCTTCGAACTTTATTGGTGAGTTTGAAACAGAAATGGTTAACTACGCAAGAAAGAAAAATTATGATGGAATTATATGTGGTCATATTCATCATGCAGAAATAAAACAATACAATGAAATAATATATATGAATGATGGTGATTGGTGTGAAAGCTGTTCAGCATTAATTGAAGATCACGAAGGTAATTGGACTATCAAATATTATTGAAGGTGCAATAAAAAAATAATTCTTGACAACTCGGGTAAAATTTAGTATAATAGGTGTTGAGTTTGGGTGAGTGACCCTTCATAAACCACTCCGATGGTCATCGGTTAAAAGATCATGATACTAACTACGTTCATCTCGCAAGAGACGGAAATAGGGAATCTCCCGAAGGAACGCAAACCTGGAGAAATGTCATGGAATATACTTATGTTTATCGTGGTGTTAAGTACACCGTAATTAAGTAAGACGTATAGAGAGGCAATAAAATGCCTCTCTTTTTTCACCCCCTAAAAATAATTCTTGACACTTCATCAGGATTTTAGTATAATTTCATCATGTCTAAAGAACTTACAACCATTTCACCAGAAGGACTGGAGGTGGCCAATAGTTACTTACTATACGGAAATATTCGCGAAGTAAGCAACCAACTGGGAGTACCCGAGGACAAAGTAGCTTCCACATTGAATAAGCGAGATGTAAAAAAATACATCGATACTGTTTATCTTGATATGGGGTATCGAAACCGAAACAACATCGCAGGTGTGCTAGACGAAATGATAGCATCTAAACTGCAAGAAGCACAAGAGACAGGCGTTTATTCTAGTAAAGATTTAGCAGATTTACTCACAATGGCTCATAAAATGAGAATGGATGAGATTAAAGCACAAACAGATTTGGCAAAAGCAGAATCAAGTGGAATCAAAACTCAGAATAATGTGCAAATCAATTCTGAAGTACCCTTTGGACAAGGTAACTACGGAAAATTGATGGAGAAATTACTTGGAACAACTACAGGAACTTGATGCCGCTTTTAAAACACACGAAGCGATGTGTGAAGAACGGTGGAAAACTATTTTTGAACGTGTTGACAGAAATGCTCAACAACTACAACGAATCGAAAACCGCATGATGGCTATGGGTGGAGCAATAATACTGTTTCTCTGCACCATACTTGCACAAGCTCATTTATAGGAGAAAATAAATGGCAATTGAAAAAACCACAACCGTACAAGAAATTCGTGTACGTCCCGCAATGGATTCAACAGCAGAAGCAACAAAAAACGTAAAGTATCCTACTATGCAAGTAGAGTATCGTGTAGTATTGGATGATACTGCTGACGATGATTTACCAGTAACTTCTTACTACGTCAAAGAATATATGAAGCTAGTAGCAGATGATGGAGCAGCATATGACTATGCAGGATCATCTCTCGATGCACTTGTAAAAGCTGTTGCCGCTGGAATCTATGCGTAATCTAAATGTTGGCCGAGGTTCAAGCAGCAAATGATGCACTCGGAACCATTCTCTCCGTAGTTCAGAGAGGAGGTGATATTGCAGACATGGCGGAAACTTGTGGTAGATATTTTAACAATAAATCAGTGGTAGCAAGATGTTCCAATAAACGTGGCACAAAGTCTCAACTCGCTACGTTCATGGAGCTAGAAAAACTTCGAAAGCAAGAGCAACGATTGAAGGAGCTAATGATTTATGCAGGAGACCCAGGAATGTGGGAACGGTGGTTGCAGTTTCAAAGCCACTGTAAGAAGCTGAGAGCATCTGAAGATCGAAAGAAAAAACGACAACAAGATGCTGACATGGATGAGGTTATGAAATACCTCAAGTACTTTTCAGGAGGTGTATCGTTCATCATAAGTAGTTTGTTTGGAACGTTTCAAATTCTGGAATTTATGGAGACTAGGTAATGCCGTATCATAGTGGAAAGAGTAAGAAAAAGAAGCCGATGAAAAAAGGCGGAAAGAAGCGTAAAGGGTTAACTGCAAAGCAGAAAAAATTACCAAAAGCGTTACAGAGAGCGATTCTTAAGCGACAAAGGAAATAGTCATGGGATGGTTTAGTGATTATAATGGTGGAGACGATTGGTGGAAAGGTCTTCTTGCAGTTTTCACTATAATAACTCTCTTGGCTATACTTGTCTTTTTTGGAGGTGAGTAATGAAACGTACATATCGTGGAAGAAAAGCACCAAAAGGGTATCACTTTATGTCAGGCGGTAGGTTGATGAAGGATAGTGCACATGGCGGTAAGAAAAAAGCGAAAGGCTACTCCAAGAAGAAAAGCAAGACCACTAAGCGCAAGCGTTAAGAAAACTCTTACTGCGAAAGCAAAGAAGAGTAAACGTTATACTTACGGTCAACTTGCAAGAGTCTATCGACGAGGACAAGGAGCCTACTTATCTTCTGGTTCACGACCAGGTGTTTCAATGTCACAGTGGGCATTCGGGCGTGTAAATTCATTTATGAGAGGAGGACATTCTCAAGACAATGACATTAAGCGCAAGAAAAGGAAAAAATAATGGCAAAGAAACGAGTACCAAAAGATCGCAAGAGTAAACTACCAAAAAAATATTTGGGAAGTACAAAAGGCACAAAACGTACACGACTTGCTGCAGTTTTAAAAAGGATTAAGAAGCTATATAAAGAAGGGAAAACAGTTCCAAAGAGTCTTTTACAAGAACGAGTAAGACTAGGAAGAACCAAAAGTGGCAAGAAAAAAAGATAGTCGATTAAAAAGAGCACGCGTCAAAGGATATAATAAGCCTAGACGAACTCCTGGTCATCCGAAGAAAAGCCACATAGTTGTAGCAAAAGTAGGCACAAAAATAAAAACTATTCGTTTTGGTCAGCAAGGAGCAAGTACAGCAGGAAAACCAAAAGCTGGCGAAAGTGAAAGAATGAAACGAAAACGAGCATCGTTCAAAGCCCGTCACAGAAAGAATATAGCAAAGGGCAAGATGTCAGCAGCCTATTGGGCTGATAAGGTAAAATGGTAATGTGTGACTGTTGTGGAGAAGAAATCTGTGAATGTCCACCAGACTGCCCAGATTGTGAATGTTAATGAACGAATACGACGAACCTGAAGCTGGCGAATATGTACCGACTATGACTCAAAATATTGAGAACTTTTCTGGTACAAAAGAAGTTAACTTCGGAGATACTGTAGCTGGTTCGGGTGATGTGCAGGCAGGAATAGAATTTATATACCATATGCGAGAGCACTTAGTAGATATTGGGATAGCAACAGTTTACGGACTGGCTGTCTATGCCGCAGTTCTTTGGATAACAAAGAAAATTAAAGGAAACGACTAATGTCAGATATAAAAATCCCCTCGTGGGCACTACCAATCGGAGCAGCTATAATACCTGCCGCGATTGCTTGGGGTGCCATGCAAGCACAAGCTGAAGCTACAGATGCCGATGTTGAAAGAATTGAGAAAATTGTTGTAGAAACAGCGGATAAGGCAGTTGAAACAGGTCAACTTGCAAAAGTAAATGAAGCAAAGATCGAAGCCATTGTTAGTTCTCTTGAAGACCAAGCTGATATTGCAAAACAGTCTGATGCAAAACTTCAGCAGCTAATTGAGATAATGCTAACAAAAGAGTAAGGCAGCCTACAGTGTGGGCGTATGCATTAATAGTGGTACTAGCATCAGGAGAAGCCGCGCCTATTGTTAAGTATATGTACTTAGATCACTGTCGATGGCAGGCTCAAGAATTTATGCGAGAGCAAAAGTATGTTGATCCGGTACAGTCAGCAGTATGTACGCCAGTTGTAGTTTCTCTTGACGAAAAAGATACGTTGATTGTTATTCGAACAAGGGCAAAGCCGAAGGAAGAAGAAGAGAATAATGATTAAAAAATTTGAAGCCGATTCAAGGTATAAACAATATGATGCAGACGGTGACGGAGTGGTAAGCGACAAAGAGCTTTCACGAGCTTCTGAAATGATTGAGATTGAGCTTCGAGAAGAAAAAGCCGAAGCACAAAAAAGAATGGCATGGGTAGCAATTGTTGCTATGTGTGCTTATCCACTTATATCATTATTGATTCCAGAAAGTAAGTTAGAGACTTGGAGTTCAATGAGTGATATGATATTTTTATCGCAGGCCTCGATAGTCGGTATGTACTTTGGAGCGCAGGCATACATGAGTAAAAAGTAAATGAGTATAGAAATAAGTCGGAAAGATATTATCCCCGACTATCTGTTAGAATTTGAATCTGAGGCACGCTATCTTAAACTTCCGATAGAACCGTATTTGGATTTATTGGAAATAACACCATTACCATCCCAGGTAGCAATTATTAACGCAGTTAATAGCCCGAAGTACCGTTTTGTCTCTGCAGCGATCTCCCGTAGGCAAGGCAAGACTTACATCGCAAATATAGTAGGACAACTGGTATCACTAGTACCAGCCTCAAACATATTAATTATGTCGCCCAATTATGCGCTGTCTCAGATTTCTTTTGACTTACAAAGACAACTAATAAAGCACTTTGATTTAGAAGTAGTGAGAGACAATGCAAAAGACAAAGTTATTGAACTATCAAATAGATCCACAATACGCATGGGATCAATCAACCAAGTTGATTCTTGTGTGGGTCGCAGCTATGATCTTATCATATTTGACGAAGCCGCACTTGTTGATGGGCGAGACGCTTTTAATGTAGCACTAAGACCAACTTTAGACAAGCCTAACTCAAAAGCATTATTTATTTCTACACCGCGTGGAAGAAACAATTGGTTCTCTCAGTTTTGGCAAAGAGGCTTTTCAGATGAGTTTCCAGAGTGGTGTTCAATAAAAGCAACTTATAAATCAAATCCACGAATGAGCGAAGCAGATATTATAGAAGCTCGCAAATCAATGTCAGACGCAGAATTTAGACAAGAATATGAAGCAGATTTTAATACTTATGAAGGACAAGTTTGGAACTTTAATTTCGAAGAGTGTGTGCAAGATTTCACCCAACTTGATACAACTACAATGGATGTATTTGCAGGCCTTGACGTGGGGTACAAGGATCCTACTGCCTTTTGTGTAATTGCTTACGACTGGGAAACAGAAAAATTCTATTTAATAGATGAGTACATGGACGCGGAGAAAACCACTGAACAACACGCTATACAGATACGAAGTCTTATCGATAAGCATGATATTGACTTCATTTATATTGATTCAGCAGCTCAGCAAACCAGATTTGACTTGGCGCAAAATTACGACATCACCACGATTAATGCTAAAAAATCCATACTTGATGGAATCGCACACGTCGCAGGCATCGTCGACAATGATAAACTTGTTATAGATCAGAGGTGTAAGGAAAGTATGTATTCAATTGAAGCGTATCAATGGGACCCAAACCCAAACTTATTAAAGGAAAGACCAAAGCACGATCGCTCTTCACACATGGCAGATGCGATGCGATATTCTTTGTACTCTTTTATAACTTCTAACACCAGCTTTTGAAGGATACCATGGCAAAAATAATGTTTGACATTGCGGTAGAAGTTTGCTACAATTCTCTTAGAATAAAAGTAATAGGTATAAAATGCCAACGCTAAAAAGAGACATAGTAAAGTATGTTCGAGATAAGGCTAAATCACGATATAAAAAGGAATCGAAATGCCATATCTGTGGATCGACAGATCAGTTAGACTTTCACCACTTCTATAGCTTAACAGGCTTATTGAATAAATGGCTAAAAGAAAACAACTTAAATCCGCAGTATATACAAGCACTTCGAGAAGATTTTATTGACGAGCACGAAGATGAGTTATATGTTGAAGCAGTAACTTTATGTAAAGTGCACCACAAACAGCTTCACTCTATTTACGGCAAAGAGCCGTCACTTGCTACAGCAGAAAAGCAAAAAAGATGGGTGAGAATACAGAGAGAAAAGAATGGCTTGGTATGATAGATTATTTGGACGAGAAGAAAAATTAAATCCAGCACAGCAGTATCAAGGCATGGCTATTGAATCTTCTCGAGAACCAACACAGAATTACGAACACTACTACGAAAATATAGAAATTGTAAATCGTGGAGTAAATATGATTGTAGACGATGTTGCAGAGATACCTGCGACAGTCGTTGGAACACTTAAAACTTCTGGAATTGTAAAAGGAGTAAAACGTTCAAGAGTAGAACTGTTATTAAATGTAGAACCAAATCCTTTTCAGGATATAAGTTCATTTAAAAGAGCATTAGTTACAGACTACTTACTTGACGGAAATATATTTATTTACTATGATGGTGCCCATTTGTACCACCTTCCAGCAGACAAAGTAAGAATACATGGCGACAGAGAAACATACGTTGAGAAGTATAGTTATAACAAAACAGACTTTTCTCCAACTGAAATCATACATGTAAAAGACAACTCTTTCTATTCAATCTATAGAGGAGTGTCGAGACTAAAGCCCGCATTGAGAACAATGCAGCTTATGTCAAATATGAGACAATTTCAGGACAACTTTTTTAAAAATGGAGCTGTTCCAGGTTTAGTACTCAAGAGTCCGAATACTTTATCTGAAAAAATAAAAGAAAGAATGATACAGTCATGGTCACTAAGATATAGACCAGACTCTGGAGGACGAAGACCTCTTATTCTTGATGGTGGTATTGAGATAGATAGTTATACAAATACTAACTTTAAAGACTTAGATTTTCAAGACGCAATTACAAAGAATGAAGCAATTATTTTGAAAGCTCTTGGAATACCACCAATAATGATGGATTCTGGTAATAATGCAAATATACGTCCAAACATGAGACTGTATTACTTAGAAACAATATTACCAATAGTAAAGAAAATGAATCATGCTCTTTGTAGACATTTCGGGTTCATGATAAAAGAAGATGTTTCAGATATTGCAGCACTTCAACCAGAGTTAAGAGATGCAGCAGCATACTATACATCTCTTGTAAATGGTGGAATTATAACTATAAATGAAGCACGAGATAAGCTAGGTTATGAAGAAATGGACGGTCAAGACGATATACGAGTTCCACAAAACATAGCAGGAAGTGCAGTCAATCCTAGCGAAGGCGGTAGGCCCGCAGAAGAGGAAACAGAAGATGAATAAAGTATTTAACTTGCATTCAACATTTAAGTCAGAAACGGAAGATGATGGTTCTGTTACAGTTCGTGGCATGGCAAGCACAAAAGATTTCGACCGAGCAGGAGATTCTATTTCTCCATCAGCATGGAAGAATGGCTTAGGAAACTTTGAAAAGAATCCTATTATATTATTTAATCATGATTATAACAAGCCGATTGGTAGAGCAACAAAAGTTACTCAAACTAACGATGGTTTGCATATGGAGGCAAAAATCAGCCAGCATGCTGAATGTGCCAACTTAATCAAAGACGGTGTCCTTGGAGCGTTTTCTGTCGGTTTCAAAGTCAAGGATGCTGACTATATAAAAGAAACCGACGGATTAATGATAAAGGACGCTGAGTTGTTTGAAGTATCAGTTGTATCGGTACCATGCAATCAAGCAGCTACTTTCTCTCTAGCGAAGTCTTTCGATTCTGAAATGGAATACGAAGACTTTAAGAAAACTTTTAAAAGCGAGGAGCAATCCTCTTCAAAGGAGATAGATATGTCGGAAGCAACACAAACTCCCGAAATCGACTTGGAAGCTTTTGCTAAAAAGGTAGCAGAGGAAACTGCTGCTAAAATTGCAATGAAAGCGGCCGAGCAAAAGGCTGCAGAAGAAGCAGAGGTAGCGAAAGCTGCTGAAGTAGAAACTGCAAAGGCTTTAGAAGCCGAAAAAATTCAGGCTAGTGTTAAGTCTGGAATCGAGTCTGGTACTGAAAAACTATTATCAGATGTTCAAAAAGATTTTGAAGCTCAAAAAGAGCTAGATATCAAAGCAATCACTGACAAGTATGAAAAAGACTTGAAAGAGAAAGCTTCTGAAATTGAAGCTATGAGAAATAGCAAAAAATCTTTTGACAACAGAAGTGGTCGAATTGAAGATCATGGTAAAGAGCTTCTTCAAGCGAAGATTCTCGGTACTGTAACTAAGAAAGGTTGGGACACAGACTTTGCTAAGCAACTTCAGCAAAAGACTGTTGATTTTTCATCACTAGCAGGCGGAACAGTAGGTCTTGATGTGACTAT